TGGACAATCGTAAGAGGTCATCATGGCATCAGGCATTCTCGGGCAGTCCAATCCTGCCGCAAGCACAGACACCACGGTCTATACCGTACCGGCAGCAACGACGGCATCCTGCACTGTGAACATCGTTAATAATGGTTCGGGTGCTGTAGCGATCAATCTCGCACTAGCCGCTGGGGCGACTCCCGCAGCCTCGGAATACGTCGAGCAAGGGACCATTATCCCGGCTGGTGGCGTGTACCAGGGTGGCGTATTCGTTATGCAGGCCACCAAGCGCGTCGTTGTTAACTGCGGAAACGCAAGCTGTGCCGTGAGTGTTTACGGCTTCGAACAATAAGGAATCATCATGGCACGGACCATTTCACCATCCAACAATCAAGTTCAAACCGTTTACTCAGCCGGAGGCTTTGCTGCCGGTGATTATGTCTTTCGTACCTCGACGGGGTTTGAGAAGGCTACTAATCAAGTCCAGTGGCCCATTTTGTCAAACGCTTATAACTTTAATGGGGCAAATGTAAATGTAGGCTTTGGTTTTTCATCGGCAGAAAATATTCTGATTGGCCCAAGTCAAACAGGAGGCATTTATTCAGGATCGGCCGTTACTGCTTATACTCAATCTGTTGCCGCAACAAATTTAACCTCTACTTATAATTACAATAAAATATATCGCTTAGCCAACGGGAATTGGTTTGTGCATTACTACGACAGTACATCTGGTAATTGGAAGGGCAATGTCTTAAATAGCACCAGAACGACTATCATATCAACTGGGACTCTGGCCTCCAATCCGAATGTTTTTAGAGTGTTCCCCATGGCCGATGGGTCAGTGGCAGTTGGTTATTTTAACCAAAATGCTAATAGTCCGTCATGGTTAGTTTTTGTATGTAATTCATTGAATTCATACACAGTTCGGCAAAAGTATGTTGATTCCAGCGCCTGGGGTGGTTACAACAATTACATGCCGGGTGTTAACGCTAGTTATTGCACTTTCGCAGTTTCAAATGCTGGCGTAGGATACGTCACGGTTTATGACACCACATATGGCTATCAATATATACTGAAATGGAATTTATTTGACTCTTCAACGTCACAATTAACTGTTACCAGCACCAACACCAGTCTTTTTTTAAACACCAATGCGTCAAACAATATAATATATAACAGCGTTTGGGACTTAACACCAGTAACAACATACCCAACGACTACTATATATCAATCTTTTAGTGGCTCAGTTCGATATTACTTTTATGACACACAAGGGAATAGTAGAACGGGCGCGAGTCTGAGCACTGGTACGCATTCAGTTGGTGTCACATATACAAGCACACTACCCGCTCTGGGGTGTACATTTCTTAGAACGGGTACTACTTATGGCTCTTACGCTACTGTAGTAAGTTCTTCTGCAACGCAATATTATTTAGACGTCGGAGCACTAGATAGCTTAGGGCGCCCATCAGGGGCGCCGACCTTCACATCTTTTACGCCATCTACAGCGATATATGCAAATAACTTTTCCATTCGAGTATTTGCGCTTGGTTCAAGAACAACAATCGACCCACCTCTTGCAATTTGTTATTACGTCACGCAAGCGGGGACCGGCTACCCCATTCCTGTGTTTAGAATAGCCACATCAACTGGTGGCGCTTCTTATGTTATTGGCTCAGAAACACAAATGCTCAATGGGCAATCGGTTAATGGGAATCAAGCCAATGTATATGATAGAGATATAGCATTTAATTTTTCTCCTTATGTAGCTCAAATTGAAACGAATTTTTTCGGCTCCGGAACGACTACTTACTATACTGGCAATTATGGTTTTGGCGTATCTTCACCCGCGCCATTCGCCTACGGTGGAGTATTATCGCCAGAAGAGACCGGGCCTTGCGTAGGCGTGGCACTCACTTCCGCATCCGCTGGCAGTACCGGAAAAATTCTTATTCGCGGTACTGCGGAGGTTAGGTCTGGGTTACCAAGCGCCCCTGCAGCACTATCATTCAATCATGCCAATTACGCACCCGGCGGCATTATGGGTACCGTAACCGGCCGTACCGTTACTTTTGAAGGAATTGACGGATGAGCGTCCAACGAATAAGCCAAGTCTACAACCCGATTACCGGAGTATTCGGTAACGGGTTTGTTCAAGTTTTCGGTCCCGGTATGTCAGGAACCTGGACCGTCCCTCCCGGTGTTAATGCTTGCCGTGTAAGGCTATGGGGCGGCGGGGGTGGCGCTACGGGCGGTGGAGGCGGTGGTTTTGCGATGAAAACCATTTACGCACTCGGCGTTTCAACAGTTGCAATAACGGTCGGGAACAGTGCCCAAACTTCCTCGTTCGGATCTTTCGTATCAGCATCTGGTGGTACTTCAGGAAGTCCTTACACCGGTGGTTCTGGTTCTGGCGGCGACATTAATACCTCTGGAGGGGATGCCAATAGCGCTGCTGGCGGCGGAGCCGGGAGTTTGTTCGGAAGGGGTTCCGGAGCAAATTTGGCAGGTGTATCAGGTGGTGCATTTGGCCCTGGATTTACAGGCGGCGTTGCTCTCACCGTAGCTAGTGGATCAATAACAGGAACCGGCTCATCAGTGCCTTGGAGTATAGATTTTATAGGAACCGGTGGAGTGGCTTCAAACGGTGGCGGTGGGACAGCCGCAAATGGTTATGGGGGATTCCCCGGTGGCGGCGCGTATAACGGATATGGCGGCGCAGGCCTAGTTATTGTGGAGTGGTAATCATGAAAACAGCACGCATCAATGAAGGCAAGATCGCAGAGATCCTTTTACCCATTCCGGGTTTTACATTAGATCAATGCTTTCACCCCAGTATTCTTGCCGGTACGGTTCAGGTTCCTGACGCCGCGCAGGTTGGCGACAACTACGATCCGACCGCAACCGATCCAGTGATTGAAGAGCCTGCTCCTGTGGAGCCTGCTGCCGATACCGTTGAGGGAGCCGCTTAAATGGTCCTACATTTACCCATCGAGCTTGCTAATCAGATTATTGGCTACCTTGGCACTCGGCCGTATCAAGAGGTCTACCAACTGATTGACGGCATGAAAGAGGCTGCAAAGCCACCCATGACACCCTTGCAGGAGGTTCCTCCGGCAGAAGAGCAAGCAGCGTGACCGATCATGAGCGACGATCTGGACAAGCGCTTGTCAGTGCATGAGGCTATTTGTGCTCAGCGTTACGAGCAGATAGAAAAGCGCCTGGGTGACGGTAGCAGGCGTATGCGCCACATTGAGTGGCTGCTGTACATCACGATTGCTGCTGTGCTGCTTGGGCCTGGGGTCGCCGCGCAGTTTGTAAAGAAATTGCTGGGGATATGACATGGCTTGGTCAGACGTTCTCAAAGCGGTTATACCTATCGTAGTGGCGGCGCTTGCTTGGTTACTTGGGCAGGTCGCTTCATTCTCAGAGCGACTGACCAAAATCGAGGGTCAGATGCCTGCGTTGATTACTAAAGAAGGTACGCCGACTGACAGCCCAATCAGCGCCGAGCGTCGCGCTATTCAGAAAGAGCAATTGATGACCCATATCAACGAGTTGCAGGTCAAGGTGCGATTGCTTGAGGAACGGGAGCGTATCAAGGGAGGTAAGTAATGTTTGAACTGCTTGGCGGAGGTCTCCTCGGCTCCATATTCGGAGGCTTATTCAGGCTTGCCCCGGAAGTCCTTAAATTTCTCGATAAGAAGAACGAACGCGCTCACGAACTCAATATGTTTCAACTCCAGACTGACCTTGAGAAGATGCGGGGTGAGTTCAAGATGGAGGAGAAGTATGTTGACTACTCGATACAGCAAATGGATACGATTAAGGAGGCATTTAAGGAACAGGCTCAGACCGCAAAGGAAGCTGGCTGGTTCGCTTCTTTTATCACTGCCGTTACCCGTCCCGGTCTTACTTGGATTGCTTTTGGCGTTTATGTGGCCGTTAAAGCAGCCGGTTTAACAATCGCTTTTCAGACCAATGCAAATTGGGCAGAAGTGCTGACCAAGAGCTATGACGAGGATGACTTCGCTATGCTCAACATGATGCTGACGTTCTGGTTTGTAGGACGATCTATCGAGAAATATCAGAAAT